GATCCAGAAATGGCCAAAGTTGCAAAGGAATGCAAAGAAGAAGTATATGACTTGTGGCGTGAATGTGTTGCAGAAGAAAAAGATTGGGCAGAGTATTTGTTCAAAGATGGTTCAATGATTGGTTTGAATACAACATTGCTAAATCAATATGTAGAATATATTGCAAACAGACGCTTGAAAGCATTGCAATTTGATGCTATCTTTGATGCACCAGTAAACACAAACCCACTGCCTTGGACACAACATTGGTTGTCAAGTTCAGGATTGCAAGTTGCTCCACAAGAAACAGAAGTTGAAAGCTATGTTATTGGTGGTATCAAGCAAGACGTGGATAAAGAAAGTTTGAAAGGATTCAGCTTATGATACACATTTGGGGAAAGCCTATGTGTCCAAGTTGTAACAAAGCAAAAGCATTGTGCGAAACCAGAGGCTACGACTTTGAGTATTTGGAAATGGGTAGAGACTTCACTAGAGACGAAGTTCTATCTGAATTTCCTTCTGCTAGAACGTTTCCACAGATTGTTGTAAGCGGTAACAAAGTTGGCGGCTACGAACAATTTGTAAAATATATTGAAGACACAGGTTACACAGGAACAGGACACACATTATAATGTTAATAGACGTACCATATAATAAAAACGATACTATCACAATTAAAACAGCAGCCGGCGGCGATGAAATTGTTTGCCGTTTTGTAGATGAAGACAACCACGCAATTACAGTTACAAAGCCAATGGCACTTGTTGCAACAGAAAATGGTATTGGACTAGGACCATACACATTTACTGTAGATCCTAAGAGCAATATAAAAATAAATAAGAGTAGTATAGTATTTGTGCATAAAACTGAAGACAGTATGGCAAAGCAATACGTACAAAGTACTACAGGAGTAGCGTTAGCTTAGGAGTAGCAATGCCATTAGTTGCAAGAAAAGACGGAGTAGATGTAGTCAATACTATCCACGTAAGTGTAGGAGATGCAGATCCTGATGACGGTATTGCGTGTGATGCAAACCCTCAAAATATTGCAACAGATGCTGGTAGTGGTGATGTATTTGTAGAAAATGTAGGAGTTGTACGCAAAGGTGATAATGAAGCAGTGCATACAATACCAGGATGTTCAACACATCAAACAGGACTAGCCACGCATAGCGATAATGTATTTGCAAATAATTTAAACATAGGACGCAAAGACGATACCTATACCTGTGGCGCAAAGATTACCGTAGTAAATCAATCAACAGTACACGCAAATAGTTAACACTTGACAATTCAGTTATAATTTATTATACTAATATAGAAGAGAGAGTCCTATGAAAAAAATAATTACAGATGTTGATGGCGTATTGTTAGATTGGAATACAAAGTTTAACGAGTGGATGCAAGACGAAGGCTTTGCTATCCAAAGTCCAGACAACTATGCAGTAAATTTACGTTACGATATTAATAGAGAACAAGCCGAAGGACTTATAAAAGACTTCAACGAAAGCACTTGGATATCACATTTAAGTTATCTACGTGATGCAAAAGAAGGTGTACAAAAACTTGTGGACAATGGCTATAAAATTGATATTTGCACAGCAGTAGGCACAAATGAATACACACAACAAACACGCAATAGACATTTAGGATATTGCTTTGGTAAAAAGACTTTTGACAAAATGCATTATGTAACTGGCAATGGTCCTAAAGATCATATACTAGAACAATATGATGGCACAGGATTATATTGGTTAGAAGACAAACCAGAAAATGCAGTTACAGGATTGAAATTTGGTTTGAAACCTATATTAATTTCACATCCTTGGAACACTTGGTTTGAACATCCTCAAGTTGAAAGAGCAGATGATTGGGAAAAGGTTTGCGAGATAATATTGGATGAGTGATACACACGAACAACTAAAATTAGCATTTGCAACATACCTCAAAGAAATAGAAAACTTTGAAGAGAATGGTGTAAAAGTTAGTGCAGTTCGTGCTAGACAAGCTCTAAATGATTTGAAAAAACTTATTACAGAGCGCAGACAAGAAATACAGCAAATGAAGAATGACATATGATTACAGAATCCTTTGATTTAGATTACAACTTTGTAGAAACAACTGTAAAAATCTGTGAAGATACAGCAAGATGTGTTGTACAGTTTCCTCGATGGAATAACAAAGATAGAATTATAGAATTTATTGACAAAAATAATTATATCTGTGCAGGTGTTTACAGCACTGATGAAGAACTGTTAAAAGAGATGAATATATATTTAGGTGGCGAAATGATTACCACTTTAGAAGACTATAATCTCATAGAAAGACAGTTTACATAACACCTCAAAACCACCTAATGTTAGCGCCTTTATAGTTTTTTTCTGTAAATACAATTGTTATCACAGCAATGAAAGATAAACAATGTTAAAACAGATCACCAAAAACGATCTCAAGGAAGAATACAGAGTATTTTTTATGGTCACGGGTCATCTTAACACAACACCTCAAACAGTATTAGACGCCTATGACGAGTTTTTTACACGTCTATGGATTGACGGTAGCAATGGTGCGCCGCTGTCTGATTATGAAGAACAGTTTGAAATAGCCTGGAAAGCAGAACACAATGATATCACGTAAGATAGGCGATTTGAGTTGGGAAGACCTAACTTATCTCGAAATGCTACTGAAGAATCAATACAGTGCAGAATTAGAAAAAGATAAGACTTGGGAAAGTAAGAACCGGTATGACCGTATCGGTTCTCACAAGAATAAGATTAGACGTATAATGGAAGCTATTTCTAGCCAAAAAACTCTTTCTAAACTAGACAAGTGGTAGCTAGAAATAATCCCCATACCCACTTCCATCATTAGAAGGGTAATAAGGATTATTAAAGTTTGGATCGTCCATTCCGTCTACAGCGGTAACTTCTGGAACAAAATGTTGAAGCATATTTTCAACGCCCATTTTCAGTGTCATACTACTACTGGCACATCCACTGCAACCTCCTTGCAATAACACAAGCACACGACCTGATTCCATATCAAAGTCTTGTAGTTCAATCATACCACCGTGTCCTGCAACTGCTGGATTAATTTGTTCTTCGATTATACTGCTTATTTGTTTTACAATTTCTTCTTTAGTACGTTCCATACTAATATTTATTATTTTATTTGGCTCCGGGGGGAGGATTCGAACCTCCACGGTAAATATATTGCAGTACATCTACCACACGATAAACAGTCGTGCGTGTCTACCATTTCCACCACCCCGGATCAATTATGCTGCCTGGGCTAACTCCTGTTCTTTGTCTAAGGCTGCAATCATTCTTGTCATACCAATGCCGCCACCTACTCTTTGGAAGAAGTCAAACTTCAAGAACTCTTCTAGCTCTGCTTCTACACGTTCTTTTCCAAATAGCTTGTAAAGTAGTTCAGCATATTCTCCATCTACAATGCTATGAAATGTATCACGCATCATATCAACATCGCAACTACGTTCTGCACTACCAATAGTTTCCATACCGCCTAAGATAACATCCATTTTCTTTGCAGTTTCGCCATCATCATTTCTACTCATATTCCAAAATGGAGATGTCATTTCTGGAAAGTTTGTTATGAGGCTGCTACCAAATTGTGATTCCATAGCAAGCTCGTGGTCAGCTTCCATTTCTGTAAAGCTGTCTAAATTAAAGTGTTCTTGCCATTCTGCATATGTTTTTTCTGTTAGTGTGTCAAAGCCAAGGTATGCACATAATTCATACTCCATTAATTTTAGGTCATCAACGCTGCCAGGAAATTCAAATTCAAACATAGGAAATATTATGTCGTGTCTACCTGGTATTGCATTTGGTTCTTGTCTATAGGAAGTGCTGACACAAAAAAACCCCTTACTATCGGGGCTACTTAGTAATTCGTGTTCTAACCACATCTGGCCTGTTTGCGGCAGTGGCCACACTTGGCCTGCATAATTATACGTTGCTACATTGAATGGATCTTCACAAGCGGCAAGTATGCTTAATCTGTTTTGAGTATGTACTTCTTGGAAACCTTTGTCCAAAAAAAATGACCTTAAAAGGCCAACTGTTTTCGTAAATTTTTCGGGTGATATTAGTTGCGTCATCTTTTTTCTCCTTTTTTGACCTAAAAAAAATATGTCCAGAAATTGCTGGATTCAATCTTAAACCAAGTTATTTATCAAAAGGTTGACAAAGTTTTATTTCAATGTTATAAATAGACTTGTTAGCGTTGAAGCAACGTGGACACATACTGGACCTCGGGGCGGTACCGAGCAGCTCCACCATAAACATATGAGAGTAGATGCACCTACTTTCCTGTGCATAGGACAAGAGCTCGAAAGGCTACAAGTCGTATGTTTATGATGGGGCTGAACAAGGATCGACAGGTGTGAAAGTGAAGTGGAGTTAGCCGGATGACTGCGTTATTGGTCAAATTACACAATTGCAAACGACAATCGTGCGCCAGCAATGGCACTTGCAGCCTAATTAGGTATGCGGGGTATTGAGTTCCACCTAGCAACAGAACGGGCTCACCATAAAATATTGGTTGAAACATTTTTTAGTTAAAGAACAACCATTTTAGAAAGGAATCAAATGAAACTATTTAAATTAATAGCCGCATCACTAGCAGTGGTGGGGTGCTTCGGTTTGAGCGCATTTGCAGGAGAACCTAAAGATAAAGTATCTGTGGGGTTTGTCTATGTAGGACCAACAGGTGACCACGGATGGACATATAGACACGATATTGGTCGTAAGCAAGTTGAAGAAGCTTTCGGCGACAGAGTGGAAACAAGATTTGTAGAGTCAGTTGCTTATGGCGCAGACGCTACTAGAGTTTTTACACAAATGGCTATGCAAGGTGTAGACATTATTTTCGGAACTAGCTTTGGATATATGGATCCAATGCTAGAAGTCGCGGCAAAGTTTCCAAACACAAAATTTGAACACGCTACAGGTTACAAAACTAATGGCACAAATATGGCTAATTATGGATTGCGCCTCTACCAAGCAAGACACGTTCAAGGTGTTATTGCTGGCTTGATGACAAAAACTAACAAGATTTGTTATGTGGCTGCATACCCAATTCCAGAAGTTGTGCGTGAAATCAATACATATTACTTGGGTGCAAAAAGTGTAAATCCAGATGTAGATATTGACATCGTTTGGGTATACACTTGGTATGATCCAGGCAAAGAAAAAGATGCCGCTGATGCATTGTTTAACAATGGTTGTGATGTGATTGCACAACACACAGACTCACCTGCTCCATTACAAGCCGCTGAACAAAGAGGACTTGTAGGTTTTGGACAGGCAAGTGACCAAATCAAGAATGCACCTAAATCACAGTTGACAGCGACTATTGATAACTGGGGACCATATTACATTGCAAAAGTTGGTGCAGTGTTAGACGGAACTTGGACCACAACTTGTGACGGACCAGATGGTTGTTACTTTGGACATATGAATGATGGATCAGTTGAAATGGCTCCGTTTACAAATATGCCAGACGATGTAGCCGCAAAAGCACAAGAAGTCAAGGATGCAATCCGTGACGGTGAATACTTTGCATTTACAGGACCAATCTACGACAACAAAGGTAATCTACAGATTGCGGCTGGTGAAGTAGCAGACAGAGCACATCTCGATTCGATGATGTATTATGTCGAAGGTATTGATGCAGAGTTGCCTAAATGATACCTGTAATTGATTTACAAGCACAAGACGCTTTAGATCGCATTGACGAAGCCTACACCACTGTGGGCTTCGCTGTGTTTACTAATGCATTACCTGGCGTAGATAAAGCTGATATGAGTGCTTGGCAACATCAAATGAGAACATTTTTTGAGTTGCCTATGGAAGTAAAACAAAAGTATCCTTACGAAGGAGACACTAATTTAGGTTACAGTATGGTAGGTGATGAAAACGTTGACCCTACTGCACCAAAAGATATAAAGGAATCATTTAATTATAATGACACAAGGATGCCAGAACACTTGTGGCCAACAGAACTTAAAGGCTTTAAAGGCAGTGCATTAGCAAGCATAAATATTGCTGATAGATTAACATTACGCATTTTGGAGAAGTTTGATACTATCTTAGATACAGGCACTACATTAGTAGATGCACATAAAGTTCCATTTAACACAACAAGAGTGATACATTATCCAGCATATGATGGACCTATGTTAGACAAACAAATGCGTATAGGAGAACATAGTGACTACGGTACTATTACTTTACTTTGGCAAATTAATGATGTCCCCGGACTTCAAGTTCAAGACCTTGCTGGCGACTGGCATCCAGTACCCTATGCGGACGACGGCGTTGTTGTTAACATTGGTGACTTACTACAGCGTTGGACTAATGATTATTTTAAAAGTACTAAACATAGAGTGGTGAACACTCACATACATCAACAGAGATATTCAATGCCACACTTTGTTGATCCTACACCTGGAACAATAGTTAAAAACTTGCGTAAAGGCGAAGAGGATAAGTATGAACCAATTGAATCCAAAGAATATTTAATGTGGCGACTAGCACAGAGTTATTGATATGACATATAGAACTAATGCAGATTTATTTGAAGTAGGAGATTTTATAAGCCACGCAGGGTTACCATTGCCTTGGAAGATTGAGTGTGATGCTATACGTCCTGAATGGTGGGATGGACTTGCCCGTATGGTTATGGATTACCAAACAAGACCATTTTACAAAGCAGTAGGCATTCCAAGAGGCGGTATTCCGTTTGCACAAGCAATGAACAAATATGCAAGTGGAGATCCTAATGATCAAGTTATGATTTGTGACGATGTGTTTACTACAGGTACAAGTATGAAAGAATTCATTGAACAAGAATATCCAGATTGGACAATGGGTCAAGGATATCGTTGGGTTGTGTTTGCAAGGCAACCTAGCAATGTACATCCATATCACGTAAGAGCATTATTCACTATGCCAACAAAGCCAAGGGAAGAATAATGCAAGTAGAAAGTTTGAATGGTGTAGCAACACAAATTAACAATGTTGATATTACAAATTTAAGTGATAGTGATGCAGATAAAATCAAAAATATTTTACGCAAAGATCTTATTGTTGTTTTAAAACATCAAGAAAGATTGCCTTTTTGGTTTGTTAATTTTGTTGAACGTATAGGCACTGTTGCTAACTACAGACAAATGTGTTATACTAAGGAAGGGGAGTTTTATCTTGGTAAGACTCCTCCTAATACTAACGAATGGGATAAGGACAAAGAATTATATCCTATACAAAGAACTACTGCAAAAAAGAATAAAAAAGGCATATCAACCGGTATATTTAGTTCGGGTATTTTAGATTGGCACGCCAACTTAAATGGATTAGATCGTGCTGATGGCGTAGCACTACAAGGCTACGAAGGTTGTGAAAATACCAGCACAAGTTATTTGAATACAAACGTAGCATACAATGACTTAGATGATGACTTTAAAAAAGAATTAGAAGGTGTGCATTGTGAATATGAATACACACCAGAAGTTTGGGCAAAGGGCTTGCCTGAAGTACAATATAAAATGATGAAAAAGGACGGACAAGAAGGTCCTTATAAGATGTGGTTGCTACAGCAAAACATTGCAGGTGTTAAAGGCATTTATTTTTACACCAACAACAAATGTAAAATTATCACAGAAGATGAAACTTTGTTTCAACGTTTATATGATCATATGTTCCAAGACAAATATGTATATCAACATTGGTATGAGCCAGGAGATATTGTTTTAATGGATCAACTGCTTACATTACACAAGCGTGATCAAAATGATCCAGAAATACTTGCAAAAAGAGTGCTCCATAGAATTACATTTCGGATAAGTAATTATAATAATTTCATAGCAGACAAAAATAAGGTATAGTGCTACACTTTAGCGCATCTACAAAACTTGACATACCTACAAAAAAACATATAATTACTTAATAAGATAAGGAAAACAATGCAAGAACTTGAAATAGTCGGTGCTCCAAGAAGCGGAGCAATGGGCTTCCAGCCAGCAGCCACTAGCCTAGCGGAAGGCATCTTTGCACTTGATGCAATGCTACTGGTTATAATTACAGCAATTAGTATATTTGTTACAGCGTTAATGATATACACATTTATACGCTACAATCGCAAGCGTAATCCAACACCAGCAACGTTTACACATAATAGTCCAATAGAAGTAGCGTGGACAATTGTACCTGTGTTTATATTGTTGTTCATAGGTATGCTTACATTACCTGAACTGTTTAGGCAACAGATTATACCAGAAGCAGATGTAAGAATAAAAGTTACAGGCTATAGTTGGTATTGGGGATATGAATACACAGACCACGATTTTGGCTTTGACAGTTATATGCTTGAAAAAGAACAACTTGCAGAATATGGTTATGACGATGAATACTATTTGTTAGCAACAGATACAGCAGTGGTTGTACCTGTAAACAAAACTGTGGTAATGAATATCACAGGAGGCGATGTTATACATAGTTGGAAGATACCTGCGTTTGGAGTAATGCAAGATGCAGTGCCCGGCAGACTAGCACAGTTATGGTTCAAGCCTGAACGTGAAGGCATTTACTTTGGACAGTGTTCAGAACTATGTGGTAAGAATCACGCTTATATGCCTATCACTGTTAAGGTTGTAAGTGAAGTAGAATATAATAAATGGCTTGAATGGGCTGCCAATGAATATTAAATTAGCATTGAAACTTGTTTTTATTGGAATAGCAATGGGAGCATTGGCTTTTGCCAGTGTGCCATTTTATGATTGGTTTTGTAGAACAACAGGATTTGGCGGAACACCACTTACAGCAGAAAGTGTAGAAGTAGAAGCATTGGATAAAACTA